TTGATGATGCACCACTAACTATTTTCCTAGATACTCTATTACGTCAAGAGATTGTGACAAGTAGAGCATGGATCTTTGTTGACTACCCCGTACCAGAGCTAGACAAAGATGGTGAACCAATACCTGGTGATTATGTTCCTTTCGCAACTATTTATCATGGTGAGTCCGTTATTAACTGGAAAGAGGAAACTCTTCCAGAAGGCAAACTCAAGTTAACTCAGCTTATCGTTAAGGTCTTTGAAAGAATTCCTGATCCAGAATCTGAATTTCATCCTAAAGAAGAATGTATTGTTTATGTGCATGAACTTAAGGATGACAAGTATCAGGTTCGTAGGTTTAAGCAGCAGGGCGCTTCTAAGGAATGGTTACAGGATGGAGCTACGAGAGTTCCTCTCAGAAATAACCAGCCGCTTAACTATGTTCCTTGGTGGCCAGCCAATGGTTCCATTACGCCTAATGAGCCGATGCTTCTCACGATTATTAATAAGGAAGTTGCTCTTTACAATAAAGTAACTCGCCGTAATCATCTTCTTTATGGTGCTTCTACTTATACTCCGATCATTAAATCGGAGATGTCTCGGAAACAATTTGATGAAATAGTTGATCAGGGACTTGGTAGTTGGTTACTTATTGGTCAAGAAGACGATGCTGACATTCTGACGACTCCCACAGACGCTCTTAATGACTATGATAAAGCCATTATGAGTGCCATTGAGGAAATGGCTAAGCTTGGCATTCGCATGATGACACCAGAAACGGAGCAATCTGGTGTAGCTCTTGATCTTCGTAATGCTGTTCAGACTGCTCAAATGGGAACACTAAATACTAAGATTAGTGTTGTTATGTGCCAGGTAATTGCCACAATGCTTAATTGGCGTTATGGTACAGAGTATACTGGCGCTGATATTCACTTCTCGTTATCTCCAGACTTTAAGCCTTATCCTATTGGTGAAGGTTGGCTTCGACTTGCCACTGAGTGGTATGAGAATGGTCATATTCCTCGTAGTGCCTGGATTCTTCTTGTTAAGCAGAATGATATGCTTCAGTCTGAGTACGATGATGATGAAGGCAAGAAAGAAATTGAAAAAGAGAAAGAGCAAGAGCTTACTGATTATACTACTGAGTTAGCTATGCAACAGTTAACCAAGGAAGGACCCGTTTAATGGCCTCTTTAATTGGACATTTAATGCGTAGAGCGGGTAGATCTGCTCAGGCTAGAGGTAGAGCAGCACATGCATCTGCTACACGTTTGAGAGTTTCTTCCGCAAGAGGTTCTTCTGGTAGATCAATGATTGGACATGTTAATAATCCAAGAGGTATTAATCAGTATACTAGTAATAGCGGCGGAGCTAATTCTTTACTGGCCAGAAAACATGTCGCTAGAGAAGCAGAAAGAACAATCAAATATCAAACTCGTCTTGTTCAACTTCAACGAATTGGTAATCAAGCTAATCGAATAGTTCTACAATCGCCAAGAAATCGTAGAGACAGACCTGAAGATATTAGAGCAGTTGCTCGTTTTGCCAGTGCAGAAGCAAGAACTCTCACTGTTAATGCGGCAGTACTACGAGAAGCAGTTAGACGACGTAATCGCGCATATAGAGGCTCTAGAACAAACTAACTGAGCGCCTCGCTAGGAGACATCATGGATAATGCAGCTACTGATGTCTATGATAGAGCCATAGACAGGGCGGCAATGATACGACTATATGAACGCCGAGTTACAGGTAAAGTTAATTTGGTGTTAGATGGTCATGTTGTCCGCCTGGATACACTTGTTAGAGAAGCAGGGCAATCTGCAGCTGGACTTCAACGTCTTAAAGAAGCTGTTGATATTGAACTTCGTAAAACTTATCGTGAAATTAACTCTGTTACTTCTAAGGATATGATCTCTCTGTTAAAAGATCAAGTGTCTTTTCAGTGGCAAAGCATGGATGCAGCAGTTGGACGCATATGGCGAACACGACGTCCTGCTATTTCCCAAAATTTTGTCTTAGAACAACCTCTGGTTGGCAATAAGACGCTAGAAGAGGGATGGCAGAATGTCGGAATGACAGAACGCCGACGTATTGAACAGACTATTCGTAGAGGAATTGCCGAAAGAAAAACGATGGAGCAGATCGCCGTCTCTGTTAGGCGGGGTAATATCCATCGTATTACTCGGAGTCAGTCTGAGGCCCTTGTTATTACAGCAACTACCGCAGTGTCAACTGAGGCTGATCATGCTGTGTATCAAGCTAATGAGAAGGCTTTGAATGGATGGCAGTACGTAGCTGTGTTGGATAGCAAAACTACCCCCATTTGCTCACACAGGGATGGTACTATCTATCCTGTCGGTGACACCGTACACCGGCCCCCTGCTCACTATAGGTGTAGGTCTACCACAGTTCCTGTGTTTAAAAGCTGGGAACAGATGGGTGAGCTTGAAGGTGTCGCCGAAGTAAGACGTAGGAATCTAAACGGATTAAGTAAAGCTCAGCAACGGTATTATGATGGTCTTACACCACTTAGGGAGTCCTATAATCAGTGGTTGTCTCGTCAGTCACAGTCTACCCAATTACGTCACTTAGGGGACTATAAGAAGGTAGCACTGTTAAATGAAGGTAAGCTCACTGTTGATCGTTTCGTTAACGATCAGGGAAATTCTATCGGTATTCGCGAGCTACGTGCCATGACCTATGACACGCCAGCGACGGACTCTCGTAGGTTCGCCCTCGCAAAAGACCAACTTGATGCTATGCAGCTTAATGCACTTTCCGCAGATGACTTAGTGGACAGCGATCAACTGTTCAGAACCTTAACAGATTACTACGTCTTACAAAGCCGTGATCTTGATGGTAATCTTTCACTGACCAATTACAGAGGTCAGTTATTGCACACAAAGAAAGCTAATAAGCAAAGAGTTATTAATGTGCTTCCTCGTGAAGACCAGATGAGGTTTAATCCTCAGACTGGCCGTTATGAGGATACTCGCTTATACCAGCCTAATACTAGTGTTCTTCAGAATGCCTTACGATTGGTCGATGAGTCTCCTGATCTTAAGGACAAGGATAAAGCTTTTATTAGGCGTGTTAGTGACAATCTTGAGCTTCGTATGAGTGTTAATGAAAGGTCTGTCATTATAGACAACCTTCGTATCATTCTCGGCAGACAGCGTACTAATGGCGATCCCTGGGTTAATCTCAAGGGTGTCATTCAGGCACAGCTGCGCTATGATGTTATGAACATCAGTGACTCGTTAGAGACCCAACTCCGAGCCAACGCAAATCCCTTTAGAAAATTGCTAGAAAATAATTATATTGATCCAGTCTTGGGTCCAGTGCAGCTTGATGATCTTCACAGGAATTTCTTTAGCACCATTAGAGCAAGAAATCGTTGGGAAGATAAAGTTGCACCACGAATTGCTAATGAACTAAAACCTTTCTTTACCACACAAATTCCATTACGTATTCAGGCCAGATTAGATGATAGAGCGCTTCACCAGTTCTACCTTCGTTTCGCACATAAGCTGGCTTTTAATGATTTGCCTGACCGTGATCATCTTGCTGTTTCTCTTGGTCGTGATCTTTATAATCTTGCTAACTTAAATGGCAGCAGGAATCAATGGTATACTCTTGGTATTAACTTGCTGAATTCTCCAAGAGCTTCCAAATTTTACAAGATAGAAACTTTTGGTGTTCAGAAGCGACGAATGAAGAGTCGCATGAGCGGTCGTTACTTTGGTCCTTACTATGATTCACTTGCTTATAGTATTCGAGTTGTTGATCCTAGGATACAGGAGTACTCTCGTTTACAGCGTAGTGTTGATTTAGGATTACGCGTTTCGGTCACTGACCCTAGTAATAGGTTAATTATTCGTCCAGGATATAAGACATACTTTATGGACAGAGGTATTCTAGGTTATGAAGATACCCGCATTCCCATCACCAGTACCAACTCCTTCTCTGATTTTCCTGATGGATTTATTGACCGTGAGTTTGCCAGTGCTCTCAATTGGGCTGGTAGGGCTGAATATCGCATTGATCCTGATTTCTATAACTTTACTCAACGCTTGCTTTACTTCGAAGACGATCGAGGAAACGCCAAGCTGTTCAACGATCTAAACCATTACAGAAAGTATCTATCCAGTCGTGGAGATACTTATGAACGATTTAAAGCGATGGAGTGGCTGTCTAAGAATGGGCTGTCTTTTTCTAATCATCCCTTTATTGATCATCGTGCTCGCGTTTATGACAGGGGTCTTATCAGTCCCCAGTCAGGGGAGGCATTTAGGCCGTTCCTTAATTCAGCCAGTGCTAAGCCTCTTGGTGCTACCGGCTATAGAAACTTACAAGACCAGATTGGTGCCTTTCTAGGTGGTATAGATGAAGTACTTGAAGGTAAGCTTAACTCGCTTTCCTTTACTGGACGTCAGAAGATAGCTCAGAAATGGCGTAGTGACATGGTTGCTATCGGAAACGCCATGCAGAGAGGTAAGCCGAATGATATACGTTTTATTCTACAACATCCTATGGTGGCGAGAATTGACGGTGAAGAGCTTGGTAAATTCTTCAGACTATCTCTTGAACAGTCTAAACTTGACAACTTCTTACAAGGGAATTACCGAGATTTAACTCGCCTGGATAGGTACCGTACTGCTTTTGCTATTGAACAGGACGCTAGTTCTTCTGGTGCACAGATTATTGCACTTACCACAAAGAACAAACAGCTAGCGCAGCTGTCAAATGTTGTTCCGACAGCTTATAAGAAACGCCTTTATGATGAAATCGCCGCTAAGACTTTTAGTGATCCACGTTTTAAAGCGATCAATGCAGAGCTTGGTCTTTCGGAGAAAGATCTTCGTAAAGCCGCTAAGGCTCAGAACATGGT